TCATAAAAGAAGAATCCAGCACTACCAGTAACCTTTTGTTTTTCATTCTTAGATTTAGTCTTACTATTTGACTTTCCACCTTTTGCAATAGATTTAACTGAAATAGTAGAGGCAATATCAAAAGGTCTTCTATTATTAGGAAGTAACTTAAATTTGAATTCTGTTGGTTCAGAGAATATTTCTTTTTTAGTACCCAACTCATTTAACATTTCTATAATGATAGAATCACCAGTTCCATTTAAGGGTTTAACCAATCTAGTATATTCATTATTCAATGCTTCTTCTGAAATCAAACCCAAAGTATATGCTTGAGTTTGATTCTTAGCATAACGATTGCCAATCTTCCATACTATTAGATCATATACAACTGGATCATCAGAAGAACTAGTCTCAACAATGACTCTAACAGTCTCCCCACCTTGAATAGGTAGATCGTTCAATAATCCAGCACTATCAGCAACAGTAAGTGTAGCAGCAACAAATGGACTATTTAAACTCTCAACATAAGAGAATGTATTAACCATCTGTTTAATCTCATATGCATTATTACTACCAACAGAAGTAATGGAAACACTTCTAAGAGAAAAATCAGTAATATTTTGGAATTCTTTTGTCATAAGTTAGCAATATTGATATTTTTATACATTTCTGTTCCAGTAGCACTCATACTAATTCCAGGACTAACCCCATTAGGATTAACACCTTGTTGTTCTCCACCACCAGTAGAATAGTAATTATTAACAACAGTATTACCACCACCCTGTTTTTCATTCATAGAAACGGATGCAGATGTCGCAAGTACCTGATTTGAATTATCTGGTGTTGCAGATGTTATTAATGGAGTAGAAGAACTAGAAGATACATTGGAATTATCTCCCATATTAACAATAGTGCTAGATTTTTTGCTAGAACTATTATCAGTAGTGATATTTGTTCTACCATCTCCACCTGCCTTAAGATCATCTATTTGTTTCTGATATTGTGCTTTAAGTTCTGAAGAGGCAGCTCTCTTTTGAAGGAACTCTAGTTTCTTAATCTCTGTATTTCTAGTTTTCTCTATAAACTCTTTACTTGGTGCTTCACCCATCTTAAGAGTTTCTTTTATGCTACTAGCATCAGTATTTTTTTCAATAACCTTAGTCAATGCATCAACTTTAGGGTCATTCTCAGTTTTAGACTCTGCATTAAATGCAGTCTCTGTTAATCCACCACCGTCACTAGTTTCAGTAACATCTTTCTTACCGCCAAATAAACCACCAAACCATCCACCACCATTTTCTTTATTAGCACCAGTTGCACTATCAGCAATACCACCACCTAGAGTTGCTCCACCAAAACCACCAAGTAATCCACCAAGGATACCACCAATAGCAGCACCAGGTACTGCACCAACTCCACCAAACAAAGCACCAATAGCAGCACCAGCAGCTGCACCACCCTTTGCTCCAAGTGCAGCACCACCAAGACCACCAGCAACAGATCCACCAGTACCTATACCTGCTTGTAAATTAGTCTGACCTTCTGATTTTCTACCAGCAAACTCCATGCCAGCAAATAGTGTATTAACAACGGCATTTCCTTTACCGAATCTCATCAAACCTTTAGGTGGTTTAAATCCTTTAGGTAATGACAATCCCTTTGGTAATGTGGGCAGTTTAAGATTTTTAGGTTTAAAGTTTGGTAATTTAGGAAGTTTTAAACCAAATTTACCTTTAGGTCTAATATTTTTAAGGTTAGGTTTAATATTTCTAACATTAGGTTTAACATTAGATCTATTAAATCTCTTGAATGGATTTTTAAATCTTCTAGTTTTACTTCCAGTTATATTAGGACGGCGACCTCTGCGAAGATTCAATAAGTCCAAACCAGTACCTAAGAGATCTAATCCACCACCAAGCAGTCCAGGTCCAGCACTTTGAACTTTTTGTTTTTTTAAGTCTGTTGCTCCTAGGAAACCAGATAAATTACTTCCTCCCTCTAATGATTTTTCTTCTTGTCTTGCTAATTGACGATTTAAAAGAGTTTCTTGTGCTTGTATGGAGTTTTGGGATAGAGTAGTATCATTCTTTATCTGATCTCCAGTAACTTCTATTAAATCAACAATTGCTGCTGTATTCCTATTCATTGCAGCAACGATCTCTGCACCAGAGTCAGAAGATCGCATATCACGCTGTTTCTTGAAATCAGAAATTCTCTGTTCTTTTGTTAGATATTCTCCAGAATCACCAACACCACTAGTTGCTTTTAAGAAGAAATTATCAGCACTTAATGGTCCACCACCAGAAATATTCTGGAAAGTACCACCCTTTTTAGACCTTGCTACACCAGGATCTGTTGAATTATTGTATTGTTGTTCTTTATCATCAATGTTAGTAGGATTCTTACCTACTACAATCCTTTTTTCATTTAATTTAGTAAGACCACCTTTACCACCACCCAAAAGAGGTCTATTTGTGGATCCTGTTAATAGACCACCACCACTCTCAGTATCATGTCCATACGTTACATCTAACCTACCCTTACCTAACCCTCTATAAGTAGTATCTCTCGTCTTATTAAATAAATCCCCAAATTTCTTTTGGAAGTTATTCCATAGTTTCGTTCCTTCCTTCTCAATCTTTTTCTCAAGCTTCTTCTGCAGCCAAGTGGCCAAAGGACTTTCGCCTCTTACTGGGTCATAGGATAGAAAACCGTGTGCCATTACTGTTTTGCTGCTTTTTCTTGTTCTTGTTTTACCTGTTCTAGGTATTGCATGAGAAGACTAGTATAAACTTGTCTCTCCCATGGCATCATATTCTCAATTTCACTCAAATTGTATTTATGGTGCTGCATCAGGGCAAAATTTGTTTTATAGTACCCTTCCATTGTCATATGGAAGAGTGCTATCCGAAAAAATTGGTTAACCCCTGAATTCTGAAAGTATTCTCAACACCCGTTTCTGGATTTTTAATAACCATTTCATGTTTCAGAACAGGAGAATCATCAAAGAATTTTCGTACATTCTCAAATTGCTTATTTGTCAATCCATCTAAGAATTGAACAAATTCTTTCTTAGAAGTAGTAGATGAGTCATATACCTCTTCACCATCATATATCTGATCAATACAAGATGCCATAATAGAGATTATATCGTCATTTGTCTGTTCTTTGCCAATAACCGAAACTTTAACAAATGCGTCAAATGATGGATATTTCATTATAATACCCATAGTGTCAGAAAGCATAATTTTGTTAGTATGCCCTTCTGGCTTGGTTACCTTAACATCTGTCAAATCAAGATTATACTTAACTTGAGTTTTTCCGTCATCTTCACATGTTAAGATCATTTCCACAACTTCGCCAACTGACACAGCACGAATATTGAGGAAAATGTACTCTAAGTCGAATATTGCTAAATCTTCAAGTTTTATACGAGATTGAATACAATTCTTTAATAGTATTCTAGTAGCATCTTCAATCTGCTTATCATCCTTAGATTCAAGTGCTAACAGTAGTAATTTTTCTTCTTTTACGACAAATGGTCTATATTTAAGTTTCTTGCCATTTGACGGAATTTCCAACTCATAAGTTGGTAGTGCAACCTTTGGTAACGCCATAATCTCTAGATCAGTTCATATTTATATTTAGCTCGACTTTTTGAAGCAAAAATATGCTGAGTATTTTTTTCGGGTTTTATGGAATTGAAAAGTTGAATTTGCTGACTATATACCCATTTTCATACCCATCATGGTAATGTCATTCTTTATCGTGTAGTGTCTCATGTAAGAAAACTGTGCTGTTACCTGGGTGAGCTGACTTGAGCCGAACTGTAAGGGTACAGCATCGATAGCATATGGATATCCTTTCTCTATAACATATGTTATGGGTGCTCTTTCTATAGGTGAATTACCACCACTCTCAGTTTTACTAATCAATATAGTAGATGCATACTCATCACGATATTTTAATCTAACTGTTCTATTCTCTGGTCTAAGTGAAGTTGTAGACAATGACTGTATCTCTCTTAATGTCTTTCTACTCACATTTGATCCTTCCTCATTAAAAATGAAATCTAACCAATCTTGTAAAAATTTCAATGCACTCATATTTGCATCACATAAGAATCCTAGTTGAAACTCTGTAAAGATTCTACTATGTGGATACTTAACCTGACCACTACCAACGTAAGATCCATTAATCTCACCTTGAGCTGTGTTTGTGTTTGGTAATTGTGCTTCATTACAGAACATTTCAAAGTAATCCGCACCTGAACCTGGTGGATTAATTGGTGGGTTCGTAAACTTCACAACAAAATTATTGCTGAACGACATTCCACCGTTCGCTGACATTGTTGTTAACAGACGATCTATCGACACACTAAATACCTATGTTGGTCAATTTATATTTATGGCATACTCTGGGATTTATAAACCAATTAACCCCCAGAAGTATCGTGGAAATCCAACTAGAGTTATCTATAGATCATTATGGGAACGCAAGTTCATGGTGTTCTGTGATAAAAATCCTTCGATAATGGAGTGGGGGAGCGAAGAGGTAATCATACCCTATCGTGCTCCCGATGGTAAAGTGAGACGATACTATCCAGACTTTTACATAAAGGTTCGTGAGAAGTCAGGAGAGATTGCCAAATACATTATCGAAATTAAACCTAAAAAGCAAACTAAACCACCGAATGACAAGAATAAACGAACTGCCTCATATAGAAATGCTGCATTAACATACGCAAAAAACAAGACTAAATGGTCAGCGGCACGTGAGTATTGTGAAGACAGGCAGATGAGCTTCTTAATATTAACCGAGGATCACTTAGGAGTATGACAAATGGCAACTGGATTTGGCGCAGTTCAGCGTACCTCTGTAAACACACAACCAGGATACAAAACCCTGTTTGAGAGAGTAAACGAACAAACAAAAGGAGAGAAGAAATCACTCTCTTGGTATAGATCTGCTGTAAAAGCAGAAGCTAGTAGATACAACAAGAATTTTAAAAAGTATATACAAGACGAAAGATCAGACAGTGCAGGTGTTGCTGTAGAACAAGATGCAAATGAGTTGAGAAAAACTACTGCTGTAGGACACCTGTATATGTTTGAGTATAAGGCAAAGATGAGATGGTTACCTTACTATGATAGATTCCCTTTAGTCTATGTGATTAAGTCTGTTAACAAGGGTGAATTCTGGGGTGCAAACTTACATTACCTCTCTCCAAAGAAGAGATTGCTTGCAACAAAGAAACTAATGCAAGGTAGAATTGACTTACCTAAGAAGTGTTTCCATAAATATCTAACAGCACACGTAGAAGGTCTATTTCTTGATCTTGCTGCAGCTGAATGGGACACTGCCATTCTTCTACCAACAGCAGACTTTGTAAAAGACCACAACAGAACGATGTTTCCTATCAAACAAGAAATGGTATGGGAAGATACAGATGAAGTTTTCTACGATAAGATCAAAGGTTCCAGAAGAATCATGGGATACGGGTCTAAACAATCCACGGAGATGGCAAAGTAAATGAAGCACAGTAAGTTGGATGGAAAACCATTATCATTAGGTACTAAACCTGGACAAACTGTTCAGACTTCTAAGTTTAGTGACCGAAATGGTAGTTCAGCATTAGGTGTTGCTCAGAAAGATACCTTCTGGAAGTGGGATGGTAAAGCTTGGAATGAAATTGAGAAGACAGAATTTGTAGAAAGTAAAGGTGGATCAACATTATTCTCACAGTTAGCAGAACCTACCCTAGGAAGTGCCACTGGTGCAAAACGTTACCCAAATGATATAGCACAGGCACCTAATGCTGACTATGTTATGTTTGAAATGTATGAGTACCAACCTCCGTTCCAGAATATAAACAAAGGTGCTACTAAAGATAGTAGTACAGCACTTGCAGCATATAATGAAAGTGCAACTAGAGCAGACTTCTATAAGAAAACATCAGAAAAACCTGTCATCCTATACATGCCAGAAGATATCTCTACTGGATACAAAGCAAACTGGAGTGGTAAATCATTTAGTAACCTTGGTAGGGATGCACTAGCTACAGCAGGTTCTGGTGATGCTGGACAAGTATTACAAAATAGTTTAAACACTGCTGGTGATGCGTTCTCTCAACTTCTTCCAAACGCAGGAAACAAAATAATTAGAGAAACTATATCAAAGATTACAGGTGAAAGTGTAAGTCAGAATGATGTCTTTGGTACAACTCGTGGTGTTATTCTTAACCCTAACGTTGAACTACTATTCAGTGGAACTGATCTAAGAAACTTTCAGTTAAATTACAAGTTGATACCAAGAAATAGTGGTGAAGCAGAAGATATTAAAGAGATACTAAAGATCTTTAAACGTTCAATGCTACCTAAGTTTTCTAATGGTACAGAATTAAACTTATCAAAAGGAAAGAATGCTGCAAACAACTTCATTAAAGTACCTAACGTTTGCAAAGTATCATTCATGCGTGGTGGTGGATTAAATAGAGATGTACCACAATATAAAATGTGTGCTGTTACTCAGGTTGATATAAACTTTACACCTGATGGAACCTATGCAACATATGATGATGGTACTATGGTAGCATATCAACTAGGATTAAACTTCCAAGAAACCAAACTCATATTCTCAGAAGAGGTAGACAAATACTGATGTACTTTTCACTAATTCCAAACATCGAATACGATGAGAAACCAATCAGTTATCCTTTCTCTGAATCTGATTTTGTAACTGCAAAGAATTTCTTTCGTAGATATAGAATTAACGAGGATGTATTCTCCTATGCAGTGTTCTTTAATAAGTATGTTATTAAAGATGGTGACCGTCCTGATGTAGTTGCAGAGAAAGTATATGGTAATCCATTTTATGATTGGGTTCTATTACTAACAAATAATATGGTCAACTCTACATACGATTGGCCAATGACTAATGCAGAACTTAATAAAGTATTAGAGTCAGAGTTTGATGATCCATTAGGAACTATCACATACTATGAAACATATGATGTTGGTCACTACACTGCTGGTATGCATGTAGATGAGACCTTCTATAATAAAACTCATAAGTTAAACATAGATGGTAACATGACAATAAAAAATGGCAACGAGGTTTGCCGCCCCGTTACCATTGCTGAACATTATACCAAAGAGAATGAGAAGAAGAGAGAAATCTTCATTCTCAAACCCGCATACTTTAAACAGTTTGTAGATGATTTCAGAAAGCAAAACTTCTACAAACAAGAAGACAATTACATTAGTAATAAATTAAAAAAATCTGGTTGACTTTTTCGGGCAAAAATTTGCCCGAATTTTTTTTGCAGTTTTATGGAATTGACTTATTGATTTTGACTAGTAGTAGTCATCATCATTAGTATTCTTTTCTACCCACTCAGCATTGTTTCTACAGTATGCATCAGCATCTATTTCCATACGCCAGTGAGTGATGGTATGAAGGGTTTGAATCAACACCATCATACCAATTAACAATACAGGCCCTGCCCATAAGGGATGCATCATTACTTCACCAGGATCTTTCATTAGAAGTGTTTGTTCTCCCAATCTTTACCCAACCAGTTATCCCTTTTAAATGAAGGGATAACTTCGTTGACAAGGAACTTGCGATTCTCTTGTGCAATCTTCAATGATGTAGTTTCAAGAGCAGTTACTCTTGACTCAAGTTGAGATGCGAACCACACAGCACCACCTGCTTGAACAAGCAAGAAGGATAGCACTGCAAATGGAATCTTAAGATCTTTCATTATTCTTCTGCTAAACTAGCGAAGTATGATAGTGCATCATCATCTTCTACCACTGCTTCCTTCTTAACAGGAGATGGTGTTGGGGCACTCATCTTCTCACGGAATGAAGACTTTGGAGTTGGGTCATTGAAACCATCACTTGCTTGATCGTAGTTGCTTGGTTCGTACTCTTCACTGTCAACAGAAGGACGTGAAGCACGTTGACCAACACCAAGTACAAGATTCAAACGCTGCTCAAGATCAGCATATGATTTGAACTGATCAGGTGCAGTGAATGCAGCAAGACTATGCTCTTGCTTCCATGTTGCTTCAAGTTGATCATCATCTGCACTAAGAGCAGAGACAGAATCAAACTCACTACTATCATAGTTCCAGAAACCTGCAACTTTCTTAATCTTTAACTTGAAGTTAGCACCTTCCCAAAGATCAAAGACATTTACCTTCTCTTCATCTTGGAACTCAGGTTGCATTGCAGCAAGGATCTTATCATGGATCTTCTTGCCGTACTTATAAAGGAAAACTTTACCTTCGTTCTCAGGGTGCTTAGGATCTTTCACAACATATATGTTGCTGTAATACTGAAGCTTACGCTTCTGTCTACGTGCAACCTCTTTGTCTGCATCATCACCGCTGTTCCAGAGACGGCGGTTCACTTCACCAACGGGATCCTTTTCGTTACGGTCAAGTGTTGTACGAGAGTTCTCTATGTACCAACCACCTGGTCCTTGGAAGGCGTGGGAGTACAGTTTTGCCCAAGGAAGAGTCTCTCCCTCTGGTGCTGGTAGGAAACGAATAACTGCGTATCCATTTCCAGAAGCGTCAACCTCTGGTTTCCAGAATCGCTCATCAACATTCTTATTGCTGGATGATTTCTCTAATTCCTTCTGAAGGAAGTCAAAATTGGTCTGGGATTTACGCTTTAAATCTGCGAATGACATAGGATTTAATTGGATTTAATAGGATTTGGTTTGTTTGTTGCCCTATCACGTGGACATTATAACAGGCGAAGGGTCGGGCGTCAACCCTTTTTAGGAATTTTGGGTAAATTCACATCGGGTGGACCTTCGCCGTTCTCATACCTTTGCTTAAGGTAAGTCACCTTTTCAATTAACTCATCAAACATCTGTTCAATGGGTGTGTTGGGTGTAGCACCTAGCATAACGACCCCTTGCTTCATAGTGTCTAACACAGACTTCGCTTGGGGATCATCGCTAAGTTTGATGCGAGCATAAAAGATCTTCTGTTTTTCTATTAGTGTAGTAAGAGCATCAAAATATTCTAGTCTTCGGTCTTCATCTAGAAGAGCAAAGTTCATGGCAGACCTGAAACAATACTGTTGCAGTTCTACCATCTCTTGAATGTCACCACGAACTAATTCGGACTGGAAGAATTTACTCATTAGACTAACATTAATTTGGCACGACTTGTTTTTTTCATGAAGTTTAATTCTTGTGCTTCATGACGAAGTTTTTCTTTAAGAGGTTTGCTGATCAACTTGTTAACACTATCAAGTTCAATCTCATTG